CTTGCTCTTGCTCCTTCAACTATTAGCAGAAGAAAAACTGAGTTAAGATTTTATGTATCTACTAATGTAGCTAATGCTTATGAGCTTGCTGCTGCACAAGGTAACACTTTGACTTATGTTACTACTCCATTAGGTTTGACATTCTTAGGTATCAATGTAGTTGTTTGTGAGGGTATGCCTGACAACACTATCTTGTTGACTTTGAGAAATAACCTTATCTATGCATTTGATGCAGAAGGTGATGACAAAGCATTAAAAGCTGTTAACTTATCTGATTCAGTTGCTGAGCCTTATTTGAGAACTCGTGCAAACATGAAAGTAGGTTTCCATTATGTTAACCCTGCAGAGATTGTTTTATATAACGTTTGTTTCGACTAATCTCTCCCTTATATATAACGGGGGTAGCAATGCCCCCTATTTTTAAACATTAAAAAAAAAACTAAAATGAGCTGTGCAACTTTAGAAACAATTTTAAAAAGCTGTGACAATAACTCAGGAGGTATCTATAAGTTTTATGTGAACAGACAAGACCAAGTTGATGAGACTACTCTATCACTTGGCACTGCTCCACTTGATTGGACTATAGATGCTCTCAACTTAATTGGTGGAGGTGATACCTTCATTGAGTTAGAGTTCAGAAGAAACGTATCCTCATACACTGAGGACTCTGCTATTGACTTGATTAATGGCTCAAGCTATGTAACTGCGACTATCAATTTGATGTTCCATAGAAGAGACCAGGATAAGTCAAAAGCTATTAAGATATTAGGAGCAGGACAACAGTACTTAGCAGGTATTATCCAAGATGCTAATGGTAAGTATTGGTACTTCCCTTACTTGCAAGTAAGTGCAACAGGTGAAGGCTCAGGAACTACAAGAGCAGATGGCTCTAAGTACAGTGTAACACTTGTGGCTGAGAATGAATTTTTAGCTTATGAGATTGATGCTGCTGTAGTAGCAACTCTTATTTAATCTTGCCATAGATTAAGTTCAGCAGAGAGCTCCACTTCGGTGGGGCTTTTTTAATAATTATTCCTTTGAGATACAATATAGGTATGATATATCTTGAGAAGGATACTGTTAACACCTTTGTGTTGACTCTTACAGAGGTTACAACCATCTCTAATCCTTATTATTTATTTGAATTTGAGGATGAGTTTGACACTACAACAGCTCCTATCTATTGGCAGGGTACTGATACATCCCCTTATCCTTCAAGATATAACCTATTCACTATTGATGAGCCCACTGATGTAGAGCTTGTGAAAGGTCAATACAGATATAAAGTCTATCAGAGTCCTACTCCAACAGTTGACCCTACAGGATTGACCATGATAGAGGAAGGTCGCATGGTAGTGGCAGGTATAACAGTTAATTCAATCTATGACTAATGGCATGGTATAATATTTTTTCAAGCAATAAGCCCCAATCTGCTGAGATAGTAGAGGGATATCAATCATTTAGCACTCCATTTCAGAAGGTAGGAGGAGCTAATCTATCACTTCCTTATGTCAATGGTAGGTATCAGATAGCAGGATACATCCCTTTTGGGCAAGATAACCTATATCCTGAGCTACTCAATCAACTATACTACTCATCACCTTTGCATGGTGCTATAGTTGACTTTAAAACTAACTCAGCAACAGGTGGAGGGTACACTATTGAGACTGAGAAGATGTCTCAAGAGGATAAGCTCAAACTCTATACCTTTGAGAGAAAGCTCAAGTTAGGTAAAACTATCAGAGCTATAGCTCAGCAGTTGATAGTTCATCATAGAGTTTACTTCAAGCTGTGTTATAATAAAAAAGGAGAAATATATAAGGTAGAGAACATCTCACCTGAGAGAGTTAGAGTGTCAAGAGATAAAGAGATATACTTCCTTTGTGATGATTGGACAGCTCGCATAGATGTTAGAGAGATTAAAAAGTATCATCCTACTAATACTGACCTTGAGCAACTATATTGCTATGAGTTAATGACATTAGGGCAGGAGTGGTATCCATTACCACAGTACACATCTGCTTTAAACTTTGCATTTTTATCAGGTGAGCTTAGCTACTTCGCTAAGAGTAACATTCAAAACTCAATATTTCCATCCTTTGCCATGATGTTCCCTAAGAGACCACAGTCAGAGGAGGAGAAACACATGATTAAGCAGACTATTGATAGGTTGAAAGGAGCTGCTAATGCAGGAAAAGCTGTTGCATTCTTTGCTAACAATCAGGATCAGTTACCTAAGATAGAGAGCCTACCTACTAATAGCAATGATAAGCTGTTCCAAGAGGCATCATCTCTAAATACAGAGCAGATATGCTTTGCTCATACCATCGACCCCATCCTTATGGGAGTTCGCACTCAGGGAGCACTTGGCTCAGGTAGTGATATTAAGCAGGCTTATGTTGTGTTTGAGAAGAACGTAGTCATGCCATTGAGAAGGCAGGTTGAGGAGATAGTAAATGAGATAATGACCATTGCTAAGATACCAGGTAAGTTCTCAATTAACAACTTCCAAATTATTAATGAGACCATCATAGAGCTTGAAGGAGATACCTCTAAGACATCTGATGCTTTGAACTCATTGAGTCCATTAGTAGCTACTAAGGTACTTGAGAAGATGACACCTAATGAGATAAGAGCTCTTGCTTCACTGCCTCCAATAGAGGGTGGAGATGTGATTGCAAGTGATAACCCTACAACACCTGCATAATGAACTACTTTATAACAGAGACATACTTAAAGACTAACACACCTATCACAGCTAATGTCGATGTGACAGATGTCACTCCATACATAGCAACACAGGCACAGCTCAGAGTTATGCCTATCTTAGGCACTACATTCTACAACTATCTACTCACTAAATACAATGCTCAGACATTGACTAATGATGAGGAGGTACTTGTGGCATATATTCAGCCTGTAGTGGCTTGGAGGAGTGCAGAGGATGCTGTGTTTGGCTTGACATATCAACTTAAGAACAAAGGACTGCAGACTCAGTTCGGAGATTTCTCTTCCTCAGTAACTCGCTCAGAGGTAGCCTTTGGGATGGAGCACTATGCACAAAAGGCTTCATTCTTTGAGACCAGGTTAACAAGATACTTGATAGCTAACAAGGACTTATATCCTGAGTTCACTGCAGAGGTGAACAGAGATACTGACCTAAGACCTATGATAGATCATTGTGGATGTAACTGTGGAGAGGTATGTGATATGCACTGTCCTTGTGGAGGATTTAGAGAGAACGGTTATAATAACAGTATATTGATTTTGTGATGGGATTTAATGAAGTAGCATTTACAGTGATTACAATACTCATCTCAGGGATAGGGTATTTTTTGAAGAGTTTACATTCTGATTTAAGAAATGTCATGAAGGAACAAAAAGATATCATTGAAACTCAAGGTAAGCTCAAGGGAAAGATAGAGCTTGTTGATAATGAAGCTCGCTTCAAGTATGAGGCTATTGAGAAAATGACTCAGTTAGAGATTAAACACCTTGCAGAACAGATAAGTGAGCTCACTCAATCAGTTAAGAAACTAATAGAAATAAATTTAAGATGACAATAGCACAAAGATGGTCAGCTCCTACTCCAAAGTTTTGGAAGGGAGTACAAAAGATAGCTATAACACTTGGAGCTGTAGCAGGAGTTATCCTAACAGCACCTGTATCATTGCCTGCGGTTGTAGTTACTGCAGCAGGATATGTGGCAACAGCAGGCACAGTAGCCGCAACACTATCACAGTTGACAATCCAGGATGGAAAATGATTTATATGTTGACAGCTTGCTTAGAGCTAACTGCATCAGAGAGCCTCAAGTAGTCAATCATGTAGATAACTCAGGAGTTGTGATATTTATTCTGTTATTTATTGTAAGTTTGTTTCTAATTTATAAGTATAGAAAATGAGTAATGTAAAAAACTACACTGATCAGCAGTTACTTGCAAGAGTCAAGTCACTTCCTACCTATAAGAACATCCCATCTGATATGTGGCTGTTGTTTGTACGTTCAAATGAGGATGCAAATGATGTCTTTGATGATAAAGTCTATATATGGAAGGGCTCATCATTTCAGTTCGTGACCTCATGCACCACTAACAAGGGCAACAAGGGCACTGCTGTAATGGAAGCTGACCGTTGGAACTATGATGCCTATGCTTATGGACTTCACAGAGGTAAGATGGAGGCACTTAGACAGGTTGCAAAGGTACCTTATAGAAGAGACTACACTGCAGATGGTAAGACTAATGCAACTACTGAGCTCATGGATAACATTATCTTTATGAACATTCATGGAGCAACATACAACAAAGGTTCTCAGCAGGTAGCCACTAAGATAGGAGGATGGTCAGAGGGTTGCTTAGTGCTTAATAACAACCCTGATTATGAGAGAATGGTTCGTATGGCTAAGGATTATGCAAGAGTATCAATAGTATTAATAAATGAGTTCTAATATGGCTAAGAAAGTAGGCAGACCTCGCAAGGTGCAGGTCAACATTGAGGATGATAAGACAGATATCATCATCCAAACAAACAAGGCAGAGATAGAATACCACAAAGATGGTATCAATCAAGAGCTTGATTATGATGGCAAGAAGGTAGATGTCAACATCAAGAAGGATGAGACAGGTACTAAGGTCACTGTGGAATCTGAGAATAAGTTTTTGAAAGCTATTGCAACACTTGCCTCTAAGTTCGTAGTGAAGAGGTTTAAGAAAAAATAATCTACTATAAACCAAGCAAGAGCCCTACTGCAATAGGGCTTTTTTGTTATTAACAATCAAATGTTAATATTTATTTTACCTAATTATTTGCAGATATGAAAAAAGATATTAACTTTACATCCATAAACATTAACACATTTTATTATGAAAGCAAAATTTTTAACAGATTGTAAGGTATGCGGAGGCTCAGGAAGTCATTGTTATAATGACAGAGCAGATGATGATCCAAGATTTGACTACTCTCATGAGTGTAGACAGTGTGAGGGTGAAGGCAAAATCATAGATGAAGAGACTCTTGACATCCGAATGAATGATGTGGAGTACATGATTGAGGGTATGATGACTCGCATCAGACTTACATCTGACACTATTAAAGACCTTAACAAAGGTATGTTCTATGAGTTAGTGACTAAGTATAAGAATAGACTTCACACTCAAGCTCGTGCTCTTGCAAGATTAGAAACTCATTTAGCAATCCTTAAAACTTATTAATAATGGAAAAGACTGTACAAGACATTTTCGTGGCTTCTGCTGCATTATTATTAATCGTAGGTACTTTGATATACTTAGGAGTAATTGGATAGCATGAGAGAGCCTAAAATCACTTTAGCATACATCAGAGGATGGGATCACTTTGATATGGATAGATATAGTAATTATTTAAAAGCACTAAATTATGTGGAAAGTACACTATCGAGCATACACGCAAGGAGCGTGGAGGATAACCAGCAAAATCGTAGAAGCAGACTCACTGAGTCAAGCATGGATAAAAGCAGACCTTTGGCAGAAATTAATCATTAAAATTGAGAGGATATGAACCAACTCAAAATGTACAGATGCATTAAACTCATGGAGCTCCTTCAAGATAAGTCCAGGTGCATCCATACCATAGCAAGGTACTTGGGAGTGAGTCACCGCACAGTGTACCGTTACTTTGAACTATTCAAGGCATTAGGTTACTCAATAGATAAGGATACAAATAACAAATACCAATTAAGAAAATGACAACAACATCAACAACTTTAGTCTTAGCCTGGAAGGCTATGGCTTACACACTTAAATTCAGTTAACATGGCAGAGGAAGCAAAGATGGCACTGCTCATGTTAGTAGTAGGATTATTAACAATAGCAACAGGTAAGATATGGAAGAAATAATGCAATACATCAAGGATAATAAACTTGATGCCAGGGATAGATATAGACCATTAGTTTACAAGAGATATTACTTTTACAATCTCCTAAGACTTCAAGGGATGACTTATAAACAGATAGGCGATATCTTTGACAAAGACCATGTCAGCATCATGCATGGTATTAAGACTCACAAGATGTTTACTGAGATGAATGATCACATCTACTATGAATGCACTGAGATGGAGAGGCTTAAATTTGAGCAGTTATCTCCTCAGTATGACCTAATTGAGGACATTAAGAACTGCTACTCATTTGAGATGTTGAAAAAAATTAAGTTTAGATTGAAAAATAATCTATATAAAAACTTACCTTTGCCTCCTCACTTGGATGATGGTGAGGAGATGTGATTGATGTTTAAGCCCTGAGCAGTAGCTTGGGGCTTTTTTTGTGCTATCAATTTTTAAGTATAATTGAAAATCAACAAGTTAACCTCAGCACAAAAGTACAATTCAACCCCTATTACATATAGTATATATATTACTATATTTTTT